TATTTTGATGCCATTTAATAGTAAGGCCATTTTTCTTTATTTATCTAAATGGAAACAGATTTGAAATACACTTAGAATAGATTGAAGCTCGATCAGACGGGCCTGAGTCTTTAAAAAAGGCTAAGATCTCCTCAAGTTTGGGCAAATCCGTAAACCCAAGAGCTTCATGGATTCGATAATCCTTATAAGATACCGGAATTGCTCCAAAAATAAGACTTTCGTATACCCTGGCTGGAAAGAATCCACGGTCAACATATAAATCCTTTGAGATATTCAAGCTTATTGTGGAACTTGCATATTCATTCCAAATATCAACACGATCAAATCTGTTGATTAGCCCCACATGTTTTTCGCTAAAGTCTGCTGCAATACCCTGATCTAATTTACCTGCAACGGAGACTTCGTATTTTTTACCAGTAAATGATTTAAAATCTGCTGCAGTTTTAATCGAATCAACTACTATTGGATTTTTTGCATGACCGGCTTTATAGTTGCCAAATGAAATATTTCCATAATAGAAAACTTTATTATTTCTTTCAAATCTGTCAGTTTCTTCTAACCAAACTTTTTCACAGGCTTTAATAAAATCCTTTGATACATTTGGATAATCTATCGATGGGATTTCAAATGAGATTCCTTGAGATTTGCAAAATTCTACAAACTCTGGCTCTAGCGAAAGATCTGTATCTAGGATTACAACTTTATTAGCTTGGCCGCTTTGGATTGCAGCCGTAATAATTAATTCAAATTGCTTAGCATCAGTTAATTGTTTAGTTAAAGTCGAAAGATTTCTAAATCTGGCTTTTAAGAATATTTTTTCGTATCGGCCCTTTTCAATATTTTCCATAATTTTGGCAAAGCCTAGATTATAGGACCGGATTCTTTCTTTAGTAAACCTTTCAAAAACTGGGGTAATTGGACTTTTTGGCCAAATTGGAGATTTTTGCTCTGCTCCAATCGAATCGTGCGATAAGTAGGAATAAAAATCGACTTTATCTACATGATGAGAAAGACATAATTGATCAATTAGACCAAGTTGATAAAATGTGTGACCTGGAATATCTGTTGAAAAATCTCCTAGATATCCAAAATATGCATATAATGCAGCTGGGGTATTCATATTTTTATTATACAATAGTTTCATCATAAGATTACAAAAAAGGCCGAGTTTCCTCGGCCTGTAGGTCTAGATCAAACTTAGATTAGCTGCGCTTTACTGCTGCAAAGTGAGTAATCCAAGTTTTAGTATTTTCAACATTTGGGCATACATAGATATCGTCAAAGTTTTCTTTAAAAATATCTAAGATTTCGTTAAATTTCTCAACTCTACCTTTAGAAAGGTTACGATAGTGGAAATGGTATTCTATAATTGCAATTCGGATATTTGACCAATCTTCTACAGATTTAATTAGGTCATATTCAGCACCTTCCACATCCATTTTTAAACAAGTTGCTTCTTTAAGTGCTTCGCTAAAGTTTTTAGCAGGAACTGTTACCTGAGTACGACCTCTAACTGGAAGTAGTGAGTGTTTACCTGAATCCCAAGCTAAAAAGAAGTCCACATTCTTTGTATCATCATTTGGTACAAGTGCAGCTTCAATCATTTCGCAACGATCAGCTACTCCATTTTCGCCTAGATTAAGTTCAGCAAACTCGATATTATTACGAAAAGGTTCATAAGATAAAACTTTCTTAATTCTTGGAAATTGCGTTAGGAGACGGGTTGCAAAAACTCCAATGTGTCCGCCTGCATCTAACCACACGTCCTCTTGGTCTAAATCTTCTAGTTGAAATTGATGACCATTAGTATTCCAATCGGTTCTAAATAATGGACTAAAGTATTCCCCGCCTGTAGCAGTTTTACTGATGTTTTGATTAATATTGTATTTAACTTCATCTTCTGAACGTACAAATAAACTGTAATTAAAATACGGTGTGTCTTTTTTAGTATGGATTAGGAGTCCGCGTTCTCTAGCTTCTTCTAGACTAATCAATACGTCTGCTGTTTTCTGTTTTGCCATGTTACTACTTTAAGTATGTTTAGAATATTATACTAATAAAAAAGCCCGAGTTACCTCGGGCTCTAAAAATATTTAAAATATTAAAAAATTACATAGTTTCAACTTCTGGCAGGATCTCGTCTTCTTTAACGGTTTCGCCATTGCTTAATTGGTATAAACCATCTGCAGTAACTCCGCTAATTTCAACTGGTTCGCCATTGTGCATTACACTTTGACCTACTGTATATTTAGTACCGTTTGAACCTAGCATAGGATCTGTTTCTAAACTATCATCTAGTGAAAGATACTCATCTTTAAGACCTACTATACTTGAATTAATAGTATGTTTAAGAGTTTCTAATTGATCTTGAGTTTCTTCGTCAGCATCTTCAATTACTGAATCTAATTGAGCGATTGACTCTTCTAATTTAGCAATATCAGATTGGATTACCGCTTTTCTTTCGTTAACACTCTTAATAAATTCTTGTCTTTCGGAAAGTTGAATTGCAAAAAGATCACTTACATCATATTTAAAAGTCTCAGCAACATATTTGTGGAAACCTAATGTATCGTATTTCTTAAGACCTTGTCTGTCTAAAACAAAAATACCAGCTTTATCAGTATTGATTGCATAGCTTTGTGCGCCTTCAGTAACAAATCTTTGAACAAATTCAAATTGAGCAATCATGTTTGCATTTTCTAAAATCTTTGCAACATTTTGCTTAAATGAAATAGTTTCAACAACTAAAGTTTTGTAAATTTCAGAGCTATTTAAGTCTTCTGCAACTTTACCATTGATTTCAAATGAAACTTCACCTTCTGGAGAAACTTTAAATGCAATAGTATTTGCTTTACCTTTAGCTTCAACACCATGTTCAGTAGGTTTAAAACCTAAATCAGTGTAAGCTTTTGCAGTTTGAGTAAACTCGTCTTCTTGTGGAAGAGATGAGAAAGGAACCATTTCGGCTTCTTCTTCATCGTTCATATCAATAATATGATTCTCAATTAAAACTCTAACTCCGTTTGCAGTTCTAGTATAAACTCCAACTACTGGATTAATTTTAGTTGAACTATTACCAGAACCTAAGTTAAATCCTCCGTTTTTAGAAGATTCAAACTGTGAAAGTTTATTAAGAAGATTTTTAATAACTGGTTGAGCAGTAGCTTCAGCTAAAATCATAGTTAAGGCATCAACTGAAGTTCTACCTTCAAGAATTGCTCCTTCTAATTTTTCGCAAACTTGAGCATAGTAAGCATTAGGCGCTTTCTTTAAATCTGCAATAGTATTAAAGATTGCAAGTGTTGCACGATTTTCTTCTACGTAAGTAGTTAAATCTGATACTACTGATTTAACAGTCGAGTCAAATGAAAATGGTTTAAGTTTTGCAATAACTGATTCAATAATGATTGGCTCAGGATTTACCATTGCATATTTTTCAAGGCCAGCAACTACAGTTTTAAAGATAGGATCTGCGTATGCTGCAGATTCTTTGATTTGTGCAATCTTTGGAAGAACTGCTGCACCATTTTCAATCATTTTTAACTTTTTAGCTGGAGTATTTGACATTTCGTTAAATTTCTTAACGATAGCATCAAGTTCAGTATTTTGTAGCTTTTCACTAACTTCAGCTAGATCGACTAGCGCTTGCTCGATGTTACCAGAAGCATTAACGTTGGCTTCAAGGCCAGCGACGAACATCTGTAGCATTCTGCTTTCAGATACAGCGTGAGCTGCTTTTAATTCTTTGATTAAGTTTTTTGTTAAGTCGTTCATTATAGACGATCTATTTTTTATTATTTATCTGTGCCTTATATAGCGATTCACTGGATTAAGGTAATTGATTAGAATTGAGTCTGTGTAGCATCTTCAATAAACATTCCGCCAGATCCTGGTCTACCAAAGTTCTTACCATATTTCATCTTACCATATCCTGAAACTGGTCTGGTTAATGTAATTGGATTATCAGTTACGCCAGTGTCAACTACTGAGCCGGCTGGTTGAGAAACTTTTATATTAACAGTAGCATTTCTTAAGTTAGCGTTTTCTGTTTCAAGTTGACCTATTCTTTCTTGAAGAGACGCTACGGTATCGGCTAAATCTACCTGTTTTTTAGCAACTGCTAATTCTGCTGAATTATCATCGGCTGCTTTAGTAACATCATCAGATTTATACCATTTTCCGGTGTATAGAGCGGATCGACTGCCGTCTTTTCCAACGGTAACAATATAGAATTTAGGGTCATCCAAGTTTTGAATCTTTGAGGTTGTAGTTGCATCAACTTTAAAAAGAATTTCACCAAGATTTGAGTTAACTTGAGCTTGGTCTGTAACATTAGCAATACTTATCTTAGAAGAAGCTGAGCCAAACACTAATTCAAATCCACTAAATTGAGTTAGATCCATATTATTTAGTTTAACTGTTCCTTGGTTAGAAGTCGATTCAGTTTTTACCTGAAACTTAAACGTATTATCAAATGGTGTTACTGCAATCGATAATTTGCCTTGGCCAAATGCTAGATCTGTCGTTTTTCCAGTTCTAATTAAGTGGCTAATTTGAGAAACCGCGACTGTATTTTGTTGATAAAATACTGGAACATATTGAGTAACTGTATTAGTTATAACAGTTGGCTCAACTACCGCAGTCGTAGTTGGCGCTGGGGCAGCTGCAGCTTTAACCATTGCTGGATCATTATAAACCTGAAAACCGTCTGTTAATTTCTTTACGACAATATTTGAAATTTTATATGAATTAGGTTTGTCTGCTAAATCTAACTTAAGTAGAGATTTTCCATATTTGTTTGGGTTAACTACGGTTAGTGAAGCAGTTCTAATAATTTGTTCGTTAGTTACTCTATTTACAAGTCTAACTGAATAGTCGACTGCCATTGTAACAGCCTCATTTGCATTTTTAAGAATTGGTCTGTAAATTAACGGCTCATCAAAGTTGGTTTCTTGGAAAAATGTTGCCTCTCCACTTTGAACAAAACTTGAACCAATTTGTTCAAATATTGTAAGTTGATGGAAAATTATCCAGCTTTGACCTGATCTTTTCTCAAGAATTCCAATAAATTCTTCCGGAAAACCTTGATTCCAAGTTGCAAAAAACTCTAAGTAGTCTCCATCTGAAGCTTCTCTAATTTTTGCACCAACTAAATCAAAATCGTTTGCTTGAGAAATTTGAGCGTTATAAGAACGTGTAATATCAACGGTTGTATAAATCTCATCAGCTGTTCTTAGATCTGGACCAAATGCACATTCAAATAAGTTTATAGTAATTGGGTTATTCTTAACTAATCCAACACCATTAGTTATTTGATATTCAAATGTATTTGCCTGGTTTGGGGAAGTATAAAAGTCCTCATCTATATTTTTTATTGATGGAATAATTATATCAATATATCGATCGTATAGAGTATTACCAATAATAAATGGTCTAGTTGTATAGAGTAGAATATTTCCAATTGTTGTAGCATTTAATAGAATATTTGCTAAAATTAAAGCATTGCCGTCATTCATGTCTTGTCTAACCGATAAGACCATATTTGTAAATTCTGTGAATTGGAAACCTGATGCAATATAGAATCTAGCGCGATCTGCAATAATCGATCCGCCTGGAACAACTGTTTCATTAAGGGTTGTTTCGTATTCAGTATAATTTGGACTGTTTTCTGAGTCAAGATAGACAAATCGACCACCATTGGTCGAAGTTGGAATTACAGTTAAATCTTTAGTATTTCCAGTTTCATATAGAGCAGAATCTGGGTTATACAAAAATATTTCGTTTTCGCCCGTTTTTAACTTATAAAACGGCGAAGTTATTAGGATTGGACTAGATGGTGATAGAGATTCGTATTGATACTCTAGCAGACAGTATTCCGTTAACTTAATAAATCTAGATTGCATTCTTGCTCTATACTAATTTTTTGGTTATGATAAAAGCTCGCTTAGTGTGATCTTATTATCAACTTCTCCTATATTATCTATTAGCATGCGTTCGCGATCTCTCAGCGACTCTAACCTGCTTAATAATAGGTCTTTTTGTAATTCTAGGCTTGATGCCATCATTTCAAGACGTTCTAACTCTCCAAATATTTGAGAATATTCTGAAAGAATGTTTTTTGCCTCGTTTTTAATTTTAACTGGTATTTCCATATTATTGTATTTTAACTCTAAGCTGCCCAGATTTCATTAGGTTTAACATCTGTAAAAGGTATATTGATGAAATACCCTCGGATCCGCCGGCAATAACTACTTGATTTTGAGAAGATTCCTCGGTTTGACCCGAGCTCATCACATTAGGTCCGGCTTGGTTTGGATTAACTAAATTTGTTGTATTATTAATTTGCGAATTTGAATTAGTTAATAAATTATTTACATTAGATGAACCCATCGCGGCTAAATCTTGTAAAGTAGACAAGGAAGCTGCGGCAAAATCCGGTTTAACTGTTTCTTTTGTAATTGGAAGAAGCTCCTTTTTTGGTTCAGCTAGGTTTTGAGTAGTAGAACTAAATTGATTTACTGTAGACTGGGTTCCACCATTAATAATGGTTGTTGCAAAGTTCGAAATTGTATCAGATAAACTTGATATACTTTGAGACATTTGATTAATATTAGTCTCCTCTGATGATGAAAGTTCTTTAGTATTTGCAGAAAGAGCAGGTTCTTGAATTAATGTAGTTTGAGTTTTGTCAGTTAATATCTCAACTAAATTGTTTATAGTATCAGTTATTGAATTAACTGAACTTTCCTTTTCTATAGCAGCAACCTGGTTAAGTGGACTGTTTACTATCGTCTGGATTTCTGTTAATTTGTTGTCGGAAGTCCCCTGTATTAATTCTCTTAATTCAGAATTGTTTGTTGCAATAGTTTCAATTTTATTAAATCTTTGCTCCAAATAGGCTGCCATTGGATCCAATGCAGTATTTGAATTTTGCTGAGCTGCCTGGAAAGTCTTAACATCGTCTTTAACTGAAAATGATGCTTGGGCCGCTCTAATTTTATCGAATTCTGCTTGAATTTGTCCAAAATATTCAATTGGATTGAATCCAGGAGAAATTAATTCTGGCTCATTCTTGAGTTGATTTTGTATAATTCCAGGCGAGGTTTCGACTTTATTAAAATTAACTAGACCGGACAGGTTTAAATCTATTCCAGGAAGAGTAGATTCAGGTTGACCGCCAGCAATTTTAGCAAGATCTATAAAAATTTCCATCCGATTTGCTTTTTGTTATTTATTGAAAATTTCTAGAAAATCGGTTACGTCATTCTTCTAGGTAAAATTGGAGGTCCTGAGTCGAGCTCAGATTCAATCCTTGAGTTATTTTCAGAAATTTGTTTATTTGTTATAGTAAGGTAAATTGAATATTCATAAAATGGAAGACTGTACAATACATCTAGTGATTGATTCAGCTTCACCGCCAAGAACTTGTTAGTTTCAAACAAGTTCACTAAATCCAGTTGAAATAAGGAAAAGATCTTTGACAGTGAAGCTGGAGTCCAAAAAAATTCGTGAGTCTATTTTAGATTCACAATTTGGACAATCTGCTTTAAGTAACTGTTTTTTAGATTTTTGTATTTCATCTGCAAACTTTGAAATAAACGTAAACTTTGGAATATTCCAAGTTAAAGAATCCTGATTTAGCGCAGAATAGGTTGAAATATTTAAAGATTCCCAATTACCAATTAAATATGGAACCACTTTAATAAAGGCTTTATCTACTTCCAATCCCTTAGCAGTTAATTCTATAATAATTTCTCTAAGTCTATTCATTGTACCTAGAGTTGGTAAGTATAGATTAAACTCAGCATTCATTTTTTCTGATTTAATTACATACGCACGATCCTCTGGCGAATAAAATTGATCAAGTTCTTCTGGAAAATCAAATATTCTAAGCATTGAACTTTCAATTGGAAGTTTTTCAGAATATTTAGGTTCTGAGCATGAGCATTCAAATCTATGTGGTAATTGATTTTCACCATTTGGAAAGGTTAGTTCTTGAATTTTAAATATGATAAAAAATCTATCAATTTCTAAAAGTTCTTTCCATGAAACTTCCTCTTCATCTATTCTAATTTCAGCGCAACGCTCTAAAATATAGTTTAATTGATCATCAATTGAAAGCATATCAGTTTCATCAATTGTTGACCAGTGTCTAACTTCAGCAACAGTCGCTGATCTAATAGCTAGACTAAAATTATCTAAATAGAATTTTCCTTTACTTGGAAGATTTTCCAATGGAATGTTTTTCCAACCTAGTTCATTGGGTTGAGAAAGTGATTCTTTCTTTTTGGTTTTTGATTTAGGCGCGGTCGCTACTGTGTTAACACCAGACTCTTGGTCTCTTGTGTCTAAGTATTCTTGGGCCTTAATTGGATCGATTTCTTGCATTATATTAATACAGACCTTTCTAATCTTGTATTAAAAACTGCATAAAAGTTTTTGTGTGATGGGATGTAGCTTCGTTAACTGTCATTAGCGAGGCAGGATAAACTTCAACCCTTTTATTAGAAATAGAGTCTCTAATAAATGCTCTAATAACCTGGTGTTTTCTATCAAGTTCAAATCCCATAAATCTACCAAATATCTTGTTAGAACCGCCTTTTTGATGTTGAGTGTTTACTTCAACGCCACTAAGTCTTTTTCCTAGTCTAAATTGGTCATTTAAATCATTTACCAGTTGGTCAAACTCTGAAATCTCAACCTCTTGTGGTAACGAAAGATCTGCCAGTGGTAATAATTTAATTGTAATACCTGGAGTAAAATTTGATTGAGATGCAACAAAACCAAAATCGCCTCTTCCTTGAAATGGAATACTGCTTATAAAGTTATTCTTTTGTCCATATGACATTACTGGTCTCATTAGCAATCACAATTATTTGGGTCAACGTCAGTTTTTGTCTTAATTAATAAGACGCTAACTTTAACACTGAATTTTGAACTTGGGTTTAATAAAGTTAAAGTGTTTATAATCTTAGTTGGATCAGTTGTTGCCTCTGGCGCAAAGTACATATAGGCTTGACCTATTGTAAAATTAGATGAACTATTTCCACCATTTGAAAAAATTGACGAAATAGATCCTGTTAACATATATTCAGAAGGATTAATTTCTGCACCATCTTCATCTAGTGTAGGATAATTTACATAGATAATTACCCCTTTTACGTAAGCTTTGTTTGGATTTAAAACTTCAACAAAGGTTAATACTACACTTGCATTGGTTGCAGTAGCAGCCTTAGATAAAGTTATAGCTGTTCCATTAACTGCAGTAACGGTAGTTCCATCAGCAATTCCGCTACCGGAAACCGTGCTACCGATTCTGATTAATGCATTAACTGAAGCCGTAACCACAGCAGTACTATTAAGAGTAGTTGAAGAAGTTGCGGTAGTTCCGCCAACTAAATTATTACCAAAAACAATAACGTTTTCGCCTTGACATATTTCTAATTCCTGTTTAACATAAGAATCTGCTGGATATGCCAGTTTACCAAAGTCGCAAAGATCTGCTTGACTAACATTTTTGTCTACAATTGAAAAACAGTTATCAATAAGTCGAACTGACTTTTTGACAGGCACTGGGTCACATAGTTTAGCCATGCCAGAATTGACTCTTTTATAGCTTGGATCACCTTTAAATTTAATGTAAGACATTAGCCGAAGTTCTTTTTATTATTTACCTTCGATTTACGAGACAATTCCTCGTGAAATTCTTTCATCTGCCGAAAGTCTTCTGGTATCTCGGTCTGGAATTTCAAGTAAATCTATGTGTTTGGGCTTAGTTAAGTCAACTTCAATTGGTCCAGTAGATTTTTCCTGGGTCACTTGAGTCTTTTTTTTAACTTTTGGAGCTTTGCTGGGAGTCTCGGCTTGGACGCTTTCTTGGACAATTGGTCCAACTGGTTCCAATATTGGTTCTTCTATAATTGGCTCTTCTACAATAGGTTCAGTTTGAATAGGATCTGGTGTAGGTTTAATATAGTCAACTAGAGATTTAATGAAACCTAGTGCAACCACCGGTAAAACTGCACCTGAAATAATTGCAAGTATTCTCTTTTGATAAATTAAGTCTTCTTCTTGAAGTCCAAACAGTTCAATCCAGCCCGTAAAATTTTCAAGATGAGAAAATGCATAATAGGTATTTCCCATTGCCTGCATTGCAGTTAAAAGAATAAAAAGTCCCCAAACAATACCTTTATTCATTTTTTCTAAAATAATAAGAGATGCTAGGGATGCAGCTGCACCAACTTCAAAACCAATTGCAAGAGAAACTGCTAACCACGTAGGATTTGATAATTTAAAAAAGTCGATTACGTGAATCGTTGAAATAATTGATACTAAAAGATATAGAGTAACAAAAGAACCAATTATAAAGTAATGGGTTGCTTTATTTTTCATTATTTTGCACCAAGTTTTTTCAATTCAGCATCAATTTCAGATTGGCGCTGAACGTCTAGCATTTTTCGGTCAGTTGCCTGAATCATGCGTTTTTCGGCTTTAAGACCCTCAATTTCAAGGTCCTTTTTTGTTGCTAGCGAATCTAGTGTAGTTAATTGCTTTTTAATTTTAGTAACTTCACGGTCTACTCCGCAAGATTTCATATAGGTTAAAATTAATAAAAATATTACTACCTTTAATCCGTTTTTCTGTAAAAATTGTTCTACTTTATTCATAATTTAAGATTATTTGATACGATTATTTATTTGGAATTTAGTGTTTGCCAAATCTGTGACCACTCCACATAGCCAACCGCTGGTAAAACTGCAAGCGAAATTACAAAAAATGCTGCAATCGGATAGAACACTAAATATAAAATTCTGTCTAGTGTAAGCTGTTTAAAATCAAACTCCATCCATACTAAATATGCGTATACTTCAGGTGTTTTAATTCGACGAAATCCGGTTTTAACAAAATCGATAATTCCAAGTCGAGTAATTGGATCATTATAATCAGCTAGGGATTCTTTGACCTGCATTATTTCAAAGCCTTTAAGATCGTCTGTATTTAATAATACTTCTGGCTGAAGATTTTTAACATAGTATAGACGGCCTAATCGGGTTTTTCGCAAGTTTAGCTTATCAAGCTCGCCGTTTTTATCTAATTCAGACAGTATACCTAGATATCGTCTAAATATAACCAATTCCTTAATTAGAGCAATTAGTTTAGTAATAAAAACTAGTGGATTTAAGTATTTCATTAGAAAAGGTCCTTTATTTTTTCTACCAGTTCAGGATTACTTTCCAAAACTGAGTCTTTTAATATTTTACGTGCTTTTCTGATTTTAGTTTTAACTGTATTGAGATTCATATCGTATTTGTCTGCAATATCAGCGCCCTTCATCTTATTTAGCTCTTTATCAATTAAGATAGATTTTTCTAAAGACTCTGGCATCTCCTCAATTGCAAGCATAGTCGCAGTATAAAGATTTTCCAAAGAATTCTCTTTTTCCAAATTATCTCGACTGTCATCGACTAAAAATAGAGAATTTCCAATTTTATCAATATCAGTGGTCATTTGCTGTTTAAGTTTATGCAAATGCAGTAGAGATTCATTTCTGGCAATAGTATAGATCCAAGTTGTAAATCTGTATTTTGGATTATAACTATCAAGCGATTTGAATATCTTAAAGAACGTATTATGTAATACTTCTTCGGTTTCGTCCTTATCGTTAAAGAACTTCCAAATAAAGTATTTAAGTTTAGGTTCCATTATTCGAACTAATCGATTTCGGTCTCTTTCGGTGAAAGTTTTAGCAACAATTGCTTCGGCAAGCTGCTGCATTTCATCATTGAGACGGCGGTTTAGATCTTCGTAACCTGTGACCTTTTTGTTTCCTGTCATAAAAATTATTTTCTAGATAGAGTTATTGTACTTAACTAATTTACCAATTAACTTTATTATTTGCCTTCCACTCGTCATATCTTTCCGCAATTTCTATTAGAATTTTATTACGAACGATATCTGAATCGCCAAAGGTATGAATTCCCATTCCTTTAATTCCCTGCATCATTTCAATAAATTTTGGAAGTGCCACTTTGTCTCTTGATATGTCATATTGGCTAACGTCACCACAAATTAAGACCTTTGAATTTTTTCCCATTCGTGTAATGAATAGCATCAGTTGTCTAAAATCTGCATTTTGTGCTTCATCTAATACCATTAAACAATTATCAAAAGTTGCACCTCTCATATATGCAAGCGGTCTAAATTCAATAAGACCGTCCCCTTCTAATTTAATTAAGTTATCCCAACCAATAATTTTTTCAAGGTTAGTTCGGTAACTTTCCATAAATGGGTCGATTTTCTCTTTAATATCTCCAGGCAAAAATCCTAATTTTTCTCCAGACTCTTGAATTGGCTTTGATAAAATTATACGCTGAATCTTATCTTCTGTATGTAGTTTCATTGATGCATAACATGCAACAAAGGTTTTACTAGTTCCGGCTGGTCCATGACATAACGTAATATCATTGTTCATGATTTTGTCACAATACTCCTTTTGTGAAGGTTTAAGCGAAACTTGCTTTAATAATTCTGGGATAGATTGTGTAGAGTTACCTCTTCTTTTAGTGGATTTTTGCATTAGTTAGTTTGATTTTTTAATTTCTTCAATTAGCGACACACAAGTGTGGCACATTTCATAATCTTCAATTTTTTCAAAATGCTTTTTTGCTTTTTCAATAGCATCTTCCCATCCGTCCCTTAAAACGAATGCATCAATTTCAGATTCGGCAACCTTAACGCTAGGCAGCTCTGCAATATCTACGTCATTTTTAAGAGCATGCTGTATAGCAGCAATAGTTCTTCTAAAAATAACGTCCCTGTCTCTAGTTAAGTCAAAATTAATCATTCACGTTTAATTTTTTTGATCTCCATAAAATCCAGACAGTGTCCTTTTATATGAATCCAAATAATTTTCATCAAAGACTTGACGCTGTCCAGGCTTTTTTAATTGTGGAGTATCGTTTAGATAACCTACTAAATCTGAACTAATCTTGGTTGAACCTTCACCTTGAGTAGAATTTAAGATTTTTTCAGTTATTTCCCTTTGGTATTCTGCACTTGTACTATCCCAAACTTCAGTTCCTAATTCAAGAAAACTTGGAGAATCAAAGAATGCTGCAGTATTGACACATGTCATTGCTAAGTCATCGTTTCCGCTTTGACTTCGATAGGTTCCATTAGTAGATCGACCAAATGAACCTAATTCCATTACAGTTTTACTTTCGTTTGGTAGAATCTTATTTACATTAACGTGATATTTAAAACGTTCGCAAAATTTGATTTTATTGGTAACGCTTAATTTAAGACCAGGTTTAAGTAATTTAGTTGCTTCAGTATGTTTTGAATGAATTAACTGTCCTGGCCAATATTGTTCATTATTTGCAATCTTATCTAGGATAAAATCTCCTTTATGGTTTAATTCAATTAAGACTTTAAGATTTTCAAAATTAAAAAGTCTATAAACTAAATATTCTAAAACCTGGGCATATTCATTAATTGTCTGCTTATTACTTCTCCAAGTTGCAACCTGAACAAGAGAAAGACAATCCATTTCGCTTTTTACTAGGTTTTTAATTGGCTCTAACATTTTAACTGGAAGGGGTGCAACTTTAAATATATTAATAACTGAAAAGTCTTTGCCTGTTCCATCTGCAGTATCGACTGAAAATACATATCGATCTGGAGAATTTCGAAAATCCTGCTCATCCCAATCCTTTAGGTTTGGATGTACGGTAAAGTTACCTTCCATTAGGGCAAGAACTTCTGGATCCCAATTAATTTTAAGAGGCTCTTCGTATTTAGTCATGATTCCAAAAATCTTTTTAAGATCTTTAGACGAAAGTAGTAATCTATCAGAAGAAAAGAACTGTAGACCATATTCCTGGTTAAAGTCTTCTTCAGATCCCATATTTGCAATAGTTTCAGCTTTCCATTTATCATCTCTACCTGGAACTTGCCACCAGTCTACTCTTAGTGGAGTATATGTATTTAGTCCATTTACTGCATCCATATAGATTTCATAGAATCTATTCATACCGTTTGGTGTTGACGTAATAATAATCTTGGAGGTAGTTGATGCAGAAATAGTAGGGTAAATTGCTCGATAAAAGAAATCTAAATATGCTGGAGAAATATGCGCAAACTCATCAATGTATAGTAAGTGAATGGTAAAACCAATACCTGTATTTTTGGTTGTAGTACGTCCAATTAATCTACAGCCATTATCAAATTTCATCGACATAACGTTATTTGAAATACAACCGGGCTTTAAGAAAAATGGAAGGTTTTCAAAAATAGATTTAATTTTGTCAACAACCTCTTTGGTTGTACTTGCAATGTTGGCTACAGCTAAGACATTTTTGTCTGTATGGAAAATAAGATACCATGCAACAAATACACCAGACATTACGGTTTTACCAATTTGGCGACTTGCCATTAGAATATTAAAACGGTTTGCACCAAATGCTTTAATAATTTCTTCTTGGTAATCACGTAAAACAATTTGTTCTACTCCATATTCAGTTAAAACCTGAGCATACTTATTTGCAAAGTAGCCTACATCAGATTTGCATCTCTTAATTTCTTCAAGTTCTTCTGGAGTATATTCAAAAACCAAATTTTGTTTTTTCCAGGCAGGGTCATTATCTTTAAATGGAGAATTCTTAATGGTCTTAATATCAATTAAACCATTTTCAAAGTCTAGTAGAAGCTGATCCACTTTTTTTGTAGTCCAAACCGCGCTATTTTCAGTATCATCCATTCTAGATACCTGTACACTGGTCCTTCCTCCTTTTGATAAAAAGTCTTTCATAATTAGATGATTTCGAAAATAGTTGAGCTTAAATCTTCATCGTCATTTTCTTTTTCAATTAAATGCTCTAAGCCTCTTTCCGTCATCAATGAATTTTTTTCATTTGGATTAGTCAGCCTATTATCAAAATCACTATTTAAACCGTCGCTCTCAATCTCCTTCATGATATTTTTGGTACCGGCTGTAATATAATAGTCTCCAGCCTGAATAGCATTTACAGAAGAGGCAGGAAGACCGGCCTGGTCTCCCTTTGAATCAACTTCACTACGCATTTTCTTGTACGTATCCTCTAAGAACAACATATAGTTTGCTTGTGTTTTAGTAACTGTGGTAAGACGATCCTGTAATTGTGACATTACTTCAAATAAACGGGGATGTGCTGCACCCTGATTTATTTCTTCCATAATTCTTTCAATCGCCATCTTAATAGTTTTATGCTGAAAGAACATGGTCTCGATATTCATATTATCGAGTTCTTTCTTTTGTTTTAGGTAATCGTGTTGAGTAATTAAACCTAAATCTACATAAAATTTAAATAGGGAATCTGTAATCTCAAGAGCTTTCTTCTTGAAACCCGAACTCATTTCATCAAAATCAATAGGAGGATTTTGCTCAAGTTCATTAAAACGATCGTCGACTATATCATTTTCTGAAGTATCTCCAGAATAGGTGCTTAAGAAACTTTCGAGTTCGTTTTTTATTTGTGTTTTCTTCTCTTTGCTGATCACTGGACTTTAGTTTAATTTTGTCTCGTTCTTATCCAGAGCTGGGTTAGCAAATATTTTAATTTTTTTGACCGCTTCAATATTGTTAAACACGATTGCATCCAATTTTAGTAAGAATTTATCCATAAAGGCTGAAACTCCCAATAGATATGGAGATACTGTTTTTTCTATAATCTTATTTCTGTAGCTAAAACCCACATAGAGACGATTTTCTTTACGTTCTATTGATTTTCTAAAAATTGAATCTCTATTCATAATTAAACAGATTTTGTTTCATCCCTAAAGAATACATTTATTGCACATAACTTATCGTCAGAAAGACCGGCCTCATACACTAGTCCTGTGCGATCTTTAAAACCTCCTCTGATAATTGCAAATTCATTTGGTTGAATTATAATATCATTATACGAATCTAACCCGACTAGTGGTGGATTAACTGAAGTTGGATTTTTAATTGCAGAAGCTTCATTTGCCTCTCCAATAATTTGAATACTAACTGAATCTACTCCAGAAATTCCTTCAATTAATTTAATTAAATCACTCTTTGGAATACGATCTTTACGGGTACTATTAATAAAGTAAGAACCAATTTGATCTGTAATTTGACTTTTGATTGAATCTTTATCAAAATCAGAAAATGTAACTAAACTGATATTTAGTGCGTATTTTCTTGGAGTTGGGTCCAATAATCTAACTGTGGTTGAGACCATTTCAGTGCCAGACTTCTTAATGTATTTTAATAGTTCAGTTTTTTGAAATGCTGTTAATTTAAATCTATCTTCAATTAAATTAAAATAATCAACGCCTCTTGCAAAAATCTTTGTGATATCTGGAACCAAGAAAATATTAATTACGCGATTATCCAAAGGATCTAATGTAACTCTAATTGAAGAAAACATTTGTAATTTTCTCATTAAGACTTCATAATTATCAATATTAACAAGTGCAAAGTTTTTACTTGCTTTTGGCGCAAGTAGTCTAGTTAAACTTAAAGATTCTGGATCTGTTCCAAAATTAGGGGCATTTAGACAGCTTACCGTAACCATATCAGAAAGTGTAACCTCTTCCCCAATCATATTTAGAGCAGTATCAGTAAAGGTAAACACTAATTCAGATAGTGAATCAGTATTAATATTACCAACGCTACCTTCAGTTACTAAATATTCAACAATAATCTCTGAGCCAGATTCTGGAATTTTTCCAAAGGATCCGTTACCAAAATAAATGTCTAATCCATTAGTAATACCAGTTTTACATACATATCCTTGAGCATTTCTTGGAATATCTAACATTGACTCATATTTAGTCCATATTTCTCCATTAACATAGACGTTAACTAAAAACTGATCAATTAAAAAGTTATTTGGATAGCCTAATTGAAAACTTTGAAAAGCAACTCCGGTTCCACCATAGGTTTGTTGTTGAAGTCTTCCCTGTCTAATTGTAAAATTTAAACCAATTGTACCTTTCATATCTAGGCGAGATTCATCACCTGCCATTTCCAATACATAATTTAATCCATTGTTTTCACAATTTAGATTCATGTATTTAGTAAAAATTAACTTATTACCTGGAACCTTTTCAAAATCAACCTTTGGACTTGGTTTGATATTAATTGTACCTGCTGCAGAAATCGCACGGCTTGGATTGTGTCCAGCCAATGAGGCTAGTGAATATACAGATGAAGGGCGAGCCGCTTCATATATGTTAAGTTCAGTAATAGAGTCTTCAATATAAAAAAGTATAAGCTCAGTTAAGTTGTGTAAAACTACCAGTAACTGACCGAATGGCGAAGCTAGGGTAAATATTTCGCCCTTTGTCTTAAATTTTTCTTGTAAAAACTGATAAGACTCTCTATATAGATCTCCAGCGTTTACACTAAGGCCTTTAAAAAGCTTGTATGTTGGTGAAAGTGTTTCGGCCATCTTGGCGAATTCTTTTTTGTTATTTATTAGGGATAATCGAGGTTTGGAAAAGATTTACCGTCGCTCTAGACCAAATAGATAATTCTTTAGTATTATACTAAGAAATATGGGGCTGTTTTGGCGTTTGACAAGCGGTCGTAGTTCTTTGAATGCAGGCGGAGTTAGTATTGGAAACTCCTTAATAACCTATACGAACAATAACTGACAATAAGTCAACTTGGACTTTCGAAGACGCAATGTCTTTCGTAGGTGCAGATTTAGCAGTAGCTGCCTAATCTCTCCCGTATCACTCATGGGACTTTAAGAAGAAGTGAAAGCCAAATCCAGGTGGCTCCCTTAATAGTCAAGGCTGACCTTGAGCATCTGATCGTAGTCGATCTATACAGGGGGCGAAAGAGTTGGAGTAACAGGTCGGAGCTCTACTAAATAATTTCGAGACCAGGTTGTTTTTCTGATGGGTTTCCCACATACATCAAATCAGATATTTTGTCCAATTTAGAAAAAATGGACTAAGCCTGTGAATGAATTCATTGAAGTAGCCGGATTGGACACGGGTTCGACTCCCGTCAGCTCCACTACTGTATTTTTCTAGGTGAATAAATAACCTATATGAAGAATACAAACACACAGGATATATTCCTTCGTAACCTTACAATTTCGCTATTAGATCTTCTAAATAGACAATTGGAGGTTGAGCTTTGGCGAGACGATCGTCTAGAAACACATACTATTCCATTCTACTTTAATCAAGGAACGGATGAGGGATTTATGCAAGATTTTTTTGTAGGAATTCCATCTAGTTGTAAAATTTCTCAAATGGCAGAGGGTAATTACGATCCTATTCCAAGAGGAATTATTACCTTAAGCTCATTTAATGTAAAATCTTCAGATCTTGTAAACAAATATGTTAGAGGAACTTTTCAACGAGATGAGTTTGATGAAAATGATGCAAAGAAAAGTAAAGCCTATTCAGCTAGACTCTATTCGCTTCCGCTTAAAGTAAATTTTGATGCAAAAATTATTGTTGATAATCTTAATAAAACATTTAAAGCAACCGAAAAACTATTTGATCTCTTCTATAGTAATCGTGTAATGTATTTTCAATATAGAGGAATCCGAATTCCTGCGCTATTTGTTTTTCCAGATCAGGCGACAAATGATAAAGCCTATAAATTTTCCTATACTGACAATAATAAAATTACAATAACTTTTCAAATTGAAATTGAAACCTACTTTCCAAGCTTTGATAAAACTACGGAAATGTTTAGAGGAAATGTTATTGATCAAATTTTAATAAAAACTATTGATCAAGATTCTGGCCAGCTTGACGGTAAAGCTTGGATTGATAACAATAACCCACTATAATGAAATACCTATTAGAATATACCAGTTTTATCATATCAGAAGGCGGTAATGCTTTTCCAGAAACGGTTTCTGTTAAAAGAGAAGATATTCAAAGAATCGTTGCAGAGTTTAACGATAAGGTAGTCCAGGGAATACTCGGAAGCCAGCCTGGTGAACCGATTGGTAGCTGGAAACAGAAACCTATTTCAGGAGATATTGATTGCCTGGTATACACAGATTTAGAACTTCCTAAAATCGTTGAGCTGTGTAAAGCTCAAGGAATTGATGCAAAAGCATTTTATGGTTTTAATATTGTTTCAACTAATTTTACTCCAACCAATCACGAGCCTGTTCAAATTGATATTTTTGTAAGACCGGAAACTGCAAATAAAGAGGCTACTGATGTTTTCTATAAAAATATAGAAGAAGATCCTGATACAACTAAACACCGTGTATATTTCCTATTTACAATTCTTGATTCCAGAAAAGAAGATATCGAAGGCGATCCTACACAACCTTCTAAATTTACAGGTTATATGTTAAGACCAGACGGTCTCTATAAGATTGTTAAAGAGATGAAAAAGGTAAATTACAAAATCATGGATCGTCAATTAATTGCTGAGTCTGCCGAAGATATGGCAAAAGCGATTTTTGGAGAAGCCTTACCTTTTAACGAATGGAATACATTTAAGAAAACATTTGATCTGTTCATGAAGTCTCCGCTCTATCCAAATAAACAGGATATTGTTATGGCTTATATTGAAAAATTAAAGGACGAAGGCTTACCTTTTCCAAAGAGTGTTACGTTAGACTCTTACGTTTAACCAATATAGTTAAGACCCTCACCAAAATCTAGGGCAATATCAAAGTTATAGAATTGGAATGATACTTCAAATGTATTAAACTTTGGAGCATTTTCATTATATGAAAGCGAGATTTGTGTCATTCCTGACAAAATTGGGTGATTAAACACAATAGACGAAACTGCATAACCCTCATTATTTAAGAGAGTTAACCTGATTGGATCCATTGTAATTCCTTGTGGATCCTTAACAAAAGGCTTGCCTTCGCCACTTAGCGATCTACGTAGGTTAGTTGGTTCCAAGTTTCCTTGATCTAAATAGTTAAGAGCATTATCTAAAAAGATAAAATAGTTAAGGTAAGCATCACTCAATTTAAATTTAATTGTAAACTTACGCTCAAACATTTCTGCAATCGGTTTTGCACTATGAAACTCTTGCATTTTACCAAGAGGTCGAACTTGACTTACCATAGGCACGGTAAAGCCATTAAATGTTACTGACTGAATAGTAGATGCCATAAAATCTTCAATCGTCTCGTATGGCATAATAAGACTATTGTAGTATTTCTCGTATTTCTTACTTATCTCCTTTGAGAAGAAAGTCTCTGGGAAACTGATTAGGAATCCATTTTGTCTTGCGCTTAGTATCATATAGATTATTTATTCCACCTAAAAAACAAAGGCTGCACTCGCGTACAGCCTCGGTCTTTCATAGTAGGTATTATTAGATTAAGCCTCTACAAACTTAAAGAATGTAGGGTAGTTATTACCGCTCTTTACATCTTTAAGCGTTTCTAACTTAATTGGGTGATACGATAATTCTTTCTCTTGACTCAATAATTCATTAAATTCCTTATTGAATTCTGCAAAGTTAGGATTCATCTTAGAAACTTCTTTACCATCTTTGTCCATTTCTTTGATAACCATTTGGAGAGAAACTCCACCTTGCTCGTCAGCCGTACCATATTTTTTGATCAATTCTTCACGTTGTGAATCTAAGGTTTTAGCCTCAGCATTTACCACATCGTTTAACTGGTTAATCCAGTATTTAGCAACTAGACCAATTTCTTCGTCTAGAATACCTGATTTTACCTTCTCTCCATTCTGCTGGTTGATCAAGCCATTAAGTTCGCTTTGTAGAGAGTAGATTTCAAAAAGTTTTACTGTTAAGTTCTTCATGAAGTTATTACTTTTTTGTTTTCTTATACTATGGGTCAAACTCTGGTTTTGCTGCATAAAAAAAGGGAACATAAAATATTCCCTTTTAACTAATTTAAAATTTAAATTATGGTAATTCTGGTTCAGCCGGAGGCGTAACTGGAGTCGGTTCTGGTTGAACCCATTCAGTATCTCTAACTAAACCCGCTTTTTCCAATACTACATCAACGAATACCATATCATCGGTACCCCAATTAGCAGTATCTTCTGCTGTGCAGTTAATGTGCTTAGTCATAATTTGAACAACTGGAGTTGATGGTGTTCCTGGATTAGGATCAGCTTCATATAAGTTAACAGAAGCAGTCGCGCTGCCTGATGCTAAATCATAGTGCATTAAGTGGATAATAGCAAATTCTGCAGTTTTGCCAAATCCTGTAATCGATTCGATTTTTACTTTTAACATTGTAAACAATATTTTTTATTATTTATATTAGACTTCAGCTAAAGGTTCTGACCAAGCTTCAGTGGAAAGAAGAGTAATAATCTCTTCATGAGTTAATTCTGGATAAGATTCGCTCCAAATAGAAGGTCTTCCATATATCCCAGCTGGAGTAGTAAAAGTTTCTTCGACCATTGATTCTGGGTTAAGCAGAGTTTGTACAATATCTTCTTCTACTATGTTAATATCGTATTTAACAAATGTTTGAGAACCGTCCAGGGAATATCTTAGAGAACTTTCATTAAACTCGTGAACCTGATCAAAATTAATTGACTCAACAATAGTTGATGGAATAACTAGCCATCTTCTATTTTCAAATGGGTTTGCCATTATAAATTAAATCTTTTTTTGTATGCATTAAAGTTTTGAGATACTTCATTATCTGATAAAACTCTATTGTATATTTTAACAATTGGAATTTTTCCAATAAACCATCGTTCACTACTTGTGGAAAAACCTTTTCCGAAAACTAAATTTGAAAATGCTCCATACCAATTACTAAAAGAGGCTGTACTTACAAGAGCACCATTATAATAGGTCTTAAAGGTTGATCCGGTTCGGGTAATTGCAGTATAGTGGTATGGTGTGCCACTTAACCCAGAAGAAACTACGGGTATTCCAGTATAACTACCGGATGAGTCTCCAACTATCCATACTAAATTTCCAGAAGAGTTTTGTTCAAGCCTCGGTCCAATATTACTATAAGCTCCGCTATAAACTAACCAATTACAATCAATTGGATTTCTATAATTAGAAACGTTATCTGATTTAAAAACTATTTCAACGGTAAAATCAGAAATTGATCCTAAATTACCTACGCTACCGTAATCGTCGGTTCCATCAAATTGAAACATTCCAGTATTATCATAACTCATAACTGGTAAATCTATTGTTCGGTTACCTGTTGCATCAAGTAGAGCAGTCGTTGTACTTCTTGACCCTGCAACAAATGGAGTAGGGTGAGATTTTTGTTCTACTTGAATGTTTGCTATATCATACTTATCAAGGGCTCCTGGCCAAAAGTAGGAAATTACATATTCATTAATTGGTGTAAATTGAAAAGACTGTCTGGTCCAAACACCAAGAGGACCATGTGTATAACTGTGACCCCAGCTAGTTGGACTAACACTTCCATAATTATAATTAGACATGCTTCCGCCAGCATTTGCAGTCTGTTGGTTTAAAGCTCTTGTCCAAAATGAATATGTATGAACTTGTCCTGGTACAACTACTGCGTCTGGCCCGTATGCCATTCCATCTGCGCTTTCTGGACGATGCGCATGTAGACGCATACAATCAGTTTTTTGAGAAGGATATAGATCAAATCCTCCAGTGATTATTTCTTTAACAAGACCTGAATTTGGAAGGTGCGGTGCTCCCCACCATTTAGTAGGAAATCCGCTGGCGCTTACTGAAACTCTTTGATCTAACCAAAAGGAATCGTGAACTTTATGACCACCGGTTGCTGGATTAATATAACCCTGATCCCCACCTTGTGAACCATTGTACGCATGTAGTGAAAACTGAGTATCTGAAATTTTCTTTGCAAAATAGTCTGTGCCTGCACTAACTCCACCTCCACTAGTTTCTGGTCGAATTACATCAAATGAGTATATTCCATGCGAGCTAACTGTAGTAATTATATTATTGGATACGCTTGAAATTGCGGGAATATCCCAATAAACAGCACAGCCATTATTTCCACAATACTTATTTGTATTATAAGTGGCCCAACCATTACCTAAGGTCGGATAGCTGTTTACTTGTGGTGACGGTATAGTATTTACAGTTGGTGCTCCTTTATAACTATTAAAAAAATCGGCAGAGTCAAATGCAAAAATTAACCCAGTCGAAACTTGTCCATTATATCCAATACGAATTGCCATATCTTAAATTATTTTAACAAAGGTAACAACCCCTATTTTCATATCTACTTCGGGTTCTATTATAAATTTCTAATATTTCAGGCTGACCTAAAACTCGATTATATGCAAGAGCCATTGGAATTTCACCTAAATATTTAGAATGATATTCGCCGCCGATCATTGGCGCCGATCCTAAATAGGTTCCTCCATAAAATCCAGTATTTGCACTAGCTACTTGTGAACCATTTAAATATAATTTAAGTTGACCATCGGTTGATCGTGTACAAGCCAGCATATTCCAGCCAGTTGGAGTTCCACCCCCACCTAGGAGATAGTCGGCAGATCCGGTATTATTACCAACCCATGCTGCAATTGAACCGTGGTAGTAACTCATTAGTTTAAGACCTGCTCGATAATCTGGTGAAGTACAAATTAGGGTTCGGTGCGGAGCGCCTGTGTCTCCCCACCATTCAAACCATGAAATTAGAGTTTGATTTTGCGAAAGATTTGCGTTAGATATACCGCTTACCGTTAACCAATTATTTGTACCATCAAAATAGAGAGTGCCATCATTTAGATAACCAGCTCGGGTTAAATCTATTGTGCCAGTTCCGGTTACATCAAGTAAACCGCCAGTTATACTTCTTGATCCAAGCACCAATGGAGTTGCAAAATCTCTTTGTTCAAGCTGAAAACCAAAATATGCCAGTTTTTCACCAACAAAGTCTCCGGTATAGCTAGTCATATAGAGGCCATTTTCATTAGCTGGAGTAGTTACCGTAGCAGAAATTCTAATCCACTTATGCCGAGGCCAATTTAGGTAATTAGTATCTCCATTATAGGCAAAGGGCGCAATAAACGTATTATTGACTGCAGTTCTAACATGCGGCTGTATTCCAATAGTGGTTCCGGTAAAATAAAAATAGATTGAGAATGTATAGACTGTACTTGGGCTTACTGGAACAATTGAGCTTCCTATATGCTGACTCCCAACTTCAGTTACGGTTGAACTAAAAATCTTAAGACCAGACGTATCAACATTTGCGATTACCGGTTTAGCAATTGATGTGTCATTATCATTAAATGTGGTTGATCCACTGTTAGTCCACCAATTTGAGTTGGAGTTTAGGGAAGGATTTGACAAATATGCTAGGTTTGTAGTAGGTGCCCCTAAATATGAAGTATTTCTGTCATTTGTATCAAATGCAAAAATTAATCCATTTTCATTATAATCTAATCCGCTTTTAATTGACATAATTATTCCTGTGCGGCAGAGTTTGCCTCGGCTTCAGAATAGTAAATACCAATTAGGTCAGCTCCTTCTAGAACAAACCAACATGGAGTTCCATCTAAGTCAATTCCAGTTTCTACGTATTTCATCGACCGTGTCTATTTTTTTGTGCATTGTAATTTGCTAAAACTTCTTCACTGGATAGGGCGCTATTATAAACCCGTAATACAGAAATTCCACCAGAAAATTGACGGCCGTCTGCTTCCCATCCAACATTACAATCACTGTATACATAGCCAGCGGTTGCATAAGTTGAAACAGTATTAACCAAGGATCCATTTACATACTGCTTTAGAGTATTTGTACCTCGGTCCCATACTGAAGTAAGGTGGTGCCAAGCTTGTCTGTCCATGGTTACTCCAGGCTCGTGATATCCCTGATTTGTGGTTGCATACCAATAGTTACTTAACTGCTGGTTACCTTTATTCCAACTAAGATACGCCCATCCCTGAAAAATACACCCACGGTCTCCTCCACTTAATTCATTAGCCTCTGGGTAAATCCAAGCCTCAAGCGTAAGTGAATTCATATATTGCGCACTGCCGAATCTAATTACAAACCTGTCTCCAATATCATCTAAATAGAAACATTTGGCTCCGCCTACTGTAATATTACGAGGACTTCCGATAACATCTGCATAGAATCCATTTCCACTAATATCAGACCAAATTGCACCGGATCCAGGGTAACTATTAACGTCACCTGCATCCAGGGCTAGGAGTAAATTTCGGGTAGTTATTCTTGGATTATAGTGTAGAGCCATTATTCTTGAAAAGTTTATTCTAAAGATATTTATTCGAACTTGTCTATTTCTACCGGAAATACTGGCTGCTACTACCGATTAAAGAATTGTTAGCAGCGCATAGGCAATCATTAATGAAATCCAAATGACTAGGGCCTTTAGATATGTTAAAAACCCAGTATGAAAATATTTTTGCCCAATTGGTAAACACTTGTGAGATGGAGAAATTAGGTATGCTGAATATTCAAGTGTAAAGAACAGCACAAAATAGTGCATGCCAAAGATACTTGTTAATAAACTTACAATACTTGCGTATTTGGCCGAAGATCCCAATAGGAATGACGATAGAAACGCTACCATAGAGACTAGAATGATGCTCTGTGATGTGGAATAGGTTTTGATATAAGATTCAATTAGTGGATAATATGATGCGACTAGGTTACCTAAAATAATAACTAGCGCAACTATCCAAACAATCTCCCAATTGATATACGATATAAGATTCTTCCAACTCTTTGAATACCAAACTAGATAAGTGGTAAATGCCGTAAAAATAGCAAAGTAGTGATCGCTAAAACAGCTTGCTAAGATTGCTGCAAAAAATGGTAGAACCACTAATGTGATATTTTTCCAGTTAACTGGTTCGTCATGCATAATTATATCAATTTCATCGTCCTTTAATGAAAGAATATAGTAACTAATATAGAGACCACTAATAAGTAACAGAGGCCAAATATATGACATAAATTGCATATAAGTAAGACCCAACACTGCCATTGGAATAATTGTAGTTTTTTCCAAAGGCGACCATAGATAATAATGGTGAGTTGCTAAATAATCGATGATGCCAAATTTCTGTCTCTTTTTATCATTAACTGGTGCAATGCTATTTAGCATACTCGCTGAGAGTGCAACTCTACCTGGAATGGGTAGGATTCCACCAAACAGTGAGACAAAAAAGACCACCATCTTTTTGGACTTAACTCGTTGGGTTAAGACTCTAAAAATGTCCATCAGGTATCCCCGGTCCTTGAGGATACCTGTGATAAACATAATAAAAATTAAATAGACAAGAAATTCTTGTCCTTTTATTAAAATCTCCATGCAAAAATGATTGTGCTACGTGATGCTTTTGATTCTTTTGTTAAACCGGGCATTACCTCAACACTGAGGTATGCGTGTCCATTGAAACGATATTGAAATAATGGTCCAAGATAAATCTCTTGACTACTACCTCCATAATCATTATAACGATACATACTACTTACACCGATTGTAACATCGTTATTAATAATGTGACCATACGATGCAGTTGACGCGTATTCCCGTTCTTGTAATTCTTTAGTTGGGGCAATGTTACCCTCATAAATTAAATTTAATCCCCAAATGCCATTATTACCAATTCTATCACCAAGTAATAATTTTGGTTCAATACCCATACGACCATCCAATAACTTATGTTCTAAATAAATGGTTGGGTTACCCCAAATCTTACCCCAATCGGCAAGTGCATAACGTATTTCCCATGAGAAACCTCTCCATTTGAATTCTTTACTACCGTCTTCACCATCATATACTGTGTGTGAATATAAGTCAAGTTGTAGTCGGTTACCTAAGCCAAATGTAAATTCATCACGCATTCTGACTTGAGCTGGACCGTTCCGACGGTCACGAATGTCAAACCATTTTTCATACATCACTGAGCCCGGTGGATTCATGACATAGACTCTGGTCGATGGAAACATTCGCATAGTACTCCAAAGTGGTTGATTATAAGGACCAACCTTTGTTTGTAGCGGATATTTTTTCGCAGTAACAATAACTTCGGCGATCTCGGTTGGACCCATGATTGAGTCGCCTGGACCGGGCTTAATTATTGTGTCGCTAGTTTTTCTAGCTTCAGCAGAACCATTCTTAATTGCAGTATTGCTATACTGTGCCTGGGCTACAGTCGTAGTCAACATAACAAGTAATACAAGGATCCAACTCTTACTCCCTCTAACAAGCGCATTGAATGTTGAGAGAAAACGGGCCGCATTTGACCCAATTGAAGTTTTCTTCATACTAATTGTTTTATTTTTAACTGAACTTGTTTGTGTAATTGGACCACACAGAAAAGTTCATACAATTAGTTATACTATTTTCAATTAGGCAGTTTTAAGGTTGGGTTGCTGCATTTTTTGCTTTATTGTGAAATAAGAGGGCATAGTACATAAAGGTATGAGTATAGATTCCATACTCTGGGGAACCAATATGAATTGCCCCATTTTCTCGTTCACAAATAAAGAATACAGTTGAATTTACATCAACTATTCCAACAATTTTAAATCTGGAAACTGCTCCAATGTTGTAGTATGTGTCTAATTCATAGACAGCATCTTCGATTTGATATGTTTGTAAGTTTTGCATTATACGATTCCTTCGTCTTTTCTATTATGTGATACAACTTCACCAATAACATAGGTGTGAGCTTGATCAACTTCAATTTGAACTACTTCCATCACTCCAATTGATTCAATAGATTCAATTTCGGCAAGTCCATTTACTGTTTGTACCTTAGCACCAACCCATAGTTCTGATAATGGAACAAATCCCATGCTTTCAGTTAAGAATTTATGATTGCTTGATACTTTTATTTCTTGGCCTCCAATTATAGTACGACTAACAATATTTGTTCCTGAGTTTGCTGAGGTCACCTGGTATGATCCCCATTCACCAGTTGTTTCGTGTTTAGTGTAAACATAATCTCCAACTTTAAGGTCTCCTGCCATCACCCAAGTATTAGGATTAATTAGAATAGGCATATCTGGAGTAGGGCATTGGCTGGTTCCGCACACTTGGTTAAGGTCTCCATATCCACCATATGAAATACTAGTCCCACAAAATAGGTATTCGCCATAACAGCAAGACCAGCCTTCGACTATATTTCCATCACAGTCACGGCCTGACCAGCTACCACTTCCATCTCCAAAGTAGACGTAACAATTTATGGATGGCTCTTGATATCCACATGTTGTAGAATTACTTTCAATTAGAGAAGAATAGGTTCCATTACAACCATTTGAATACGTATAGTAAAGATCATAGCCGGAACAATATTGACTTAAATAGGTTCCATACCCAGGCGAACAACAACATCCACCACATGCAGTAGTACAGTCTGAATAAACTTGATCGTAAGTTCCACAGCTACCATTCGCGTATCGATAATAAAGTGCACAGCCTGAACAAAATTGACTCAGATAAGTTCCATATGCTGGGCATCCGGCGCTAGTTGTCATTGTAATTGTATTTGAATATCCAGAATAACCATTAGTTGAAGTACAAGTTATTCGCACTCTAACTTGGTATGCTGTATTTGAAGCAAGACCAGATACTGTTGAAGTTGTACTACACCCACCGGTATTAGTACTCCAAGTAGATCCACCATTTGAACTATATTCAACGTGCATGGCTGAACAGTTTGTGTAACTTACATTAATAGTAAAGGAGCTTGAAGAAACTGAATTTGATGAAATGCTTGGAGCATTACAGCAGGCAAAGGAGTGGTTATAGCCTCGCCACTCAGACATTGCCGCAGAATTGGCTGAACTAGGACGGCTCGGCGAACACGAGTTTATTGCAGCGTACGAACCATTTTCTGCTGAATCTAAACTGATTTGAGCATTAGATGAACGACCTAATTCTAAGTTAATAGCGGTCATTGAAACTGTGCCAGTTCCGATTGCCATATTATTCGCCTTTTAATTTTTTAACTTCAAATCTAAGTTCTTCGATTTGAAGTTGCTGTTCCTTAATAGATTCAATTAAGAGAGGCACTAATTTATCATAGCTAACTGTTAAATATGATTCTCCACTCTTGGATCCAATTACTTGATTGTTTTCATTGAACTCTGTATCAAATGGCGCAAGTGTAACAACTTCTGGTAAAACTGACTGTACCTCTTGTGCAGAAAGACCTACCTGAATTTTTTCGTCTTTATATCCAAATGACTTAGCTAAGTCGTTATTTACGTAATAGAAACCTGTTAACTGCTTAATTTTATCTAGTGCATTTTCAATAGTGCCGACTCTAGTTTTTAACCGTTCGTCAGAATAAAATGCAATGACATCGCCTTCAGCATATACCCAATTGTATGAATAAACATAATCATAGTTAGTTCGATTTAATCTAGAAGTACCATTTGGATCTAGGTAATAACCAGAGTTATTTGAATCATAGAGGATTGTACAGTAAACATCACCACCAGTTCCTAAGTAAACATTTCCATGCCAAGTATTATGAAGATAAATTCCAGGTTTGCTTGTAACACTGTCCCATGCAACAGATCCTGCGCTACTTGCATATCCCGCATATCCTACATAACATGGAGCATGGTAGGTATCATTAAGATAACCACGAAGAGACCAATATCCACTTACATCTGCACTCCAAGTAGTTTGAACGTTGTATGCAGAGTTATCTTCATTTCGGTAAAGTCTATATGGACCAGGTCTAGCGGCACTCGTCCACATACCTGTTTGACCAGTAATACCCGAAGCTGCGACGTTGGTTGCAGTAGCGGCATTACCCGAAATATTAGTTTGGTCGCCAGTGTTTGTTCCCGATAAGTTACTTCCGGTTATAGTACCGCCTACTGATAAATTATTAGAAACTCTAACATCTGAACTTCCGTTACCGACTGAGAAAAGTTCAGTTACCATAGTAGAATCATCATAGAATCTGATACCGCCATATCCTGTATTTGCTCCAATCTTAATACCAGTATGATAACCTATATGTAGATCTGGATAAGGATGACTCCATCCTCCGCCACCTTGATAAATTGCATAGGAGTGATTACTTGTGTTACCAGAATCTCCACCGACTCCAGTAAATCGTAGAACTTTTAGAGTTCGGTCTTCATTATCTCTAAAATATGAAAAATTATTAATTTCTGTTTCTGTGTAGTATCGATCATCGTGGTTGTGTGATGGGAGAGATGTTAAATAGCCTGCACTTGCATGGTTACCCCAATCATAAGCAGACTTCCAGTTTGCAGAAGTGCCGTGTGAAGACGTCGTAATTTCACCAGCATCATAAATGCCTGATCCATTTTTATACATGGCTCCATATAACCATTGTGTACTGCCGACATAAATACCACTTGGGTGCCAAGTTGCAGCACCAGTTCCGCCAACGTTTGCATTACCAGTAAAACCAGCGGCTGTCATATTGCCAGTTGAGTTAACTGTACCTGTGACACTAGTTGATAATAAATTTGCCATTTCCTAAGAAGTTAATTTTTTGTAGCTGGTGCCAAGTCGTTGTAACTAGCTTTATGTTTATTTACCAATGCGATGAACACTCCGTTCCACCACATGTTTTTATCTTCAATATTATTCAGTATTTTTTTATCATACTGAACAGTTAAGCCAGCTGATTCGATACCAGCAAGCGCACCATCGATTACACCATCCCAATTTGCATCATCAAATACTAAAATACACTCATCTGCAAAAGTTGATGCAAAATATTCAACCGCCAATTTAGTACTTTCATAAGAGTGGTCACCATCGTATAAGAAAAGATCAATATCCTTAATTGATTCTTTATTTACATCAATGAAATCACAATTAAAGACCTTTATTTGATTTTCACCCTTATATGGCGAAATATTTTTAACAAAATCATCTTTTGTAACAGACATACCAATTTCTTCATTCTCGGCTGAGACGCCTTCTTTCCAATTGTCTACTGCATAGGCCCTGAGAGAATTACCGGCTAATACGCTCGAAAAGGTTCTACCACCGAGACAACCGACTTCAAGATATGAGGTTGAAATTTTACCTAATTCATTTAGAAGTTTATCTACCCTTGGGCTAGATATACCGGGTACAGCTGTTTCAAAGCTAGAGTTAACGCTTGTTACTAATAGATTTGCAATTTGAGTAGCCTTTGAATTTAGACTGTCTGTTGCCACTCTGTCACAAAAATTACAGTTCCAACATTCAAATTTACAGGTCTTAATGATCTTTCTCCATTTACTCTCGACTTGCTCGTTTATACCTAGATTAATACTGTACAACTTCTCTTTACCCTCTGCATAATTGCGAACAATTTCCATAGTCTCATAAATCTTCTTGACGTTTTCTCGGCCATGCATTTTAAAAATGTCAACTCCAAGTTCAAGAAATTCGTCCCAATCCTCTTTCCATGCAGGAATATCTGCAGTTTTTAGCACGACTGCCGGATTAGTAAAATCCCATTTTGGGCAAGAAACTCGGCTAATTGCATTATTGAAATATTGACTATCTGTTGTTCTAGTATTATTGTAATGATAATGCTCCGCCATTACTGGACATTTACCTAAACAGCCTTCATTTGCTAAAAGAACCAGCTTAAATGGATTTTTTCTTTTTATTTTGGCAATTGTCTTTATTGTATCATGATCTCGCATTAGGGCTCTATCAATACAAACTGAGTTAAACCCACTGGTTACTACATTATAGACGTCGGTCGCTGTCTTCGTATCCATTAGGATGGAACTTCGTACCTCTAATTCTGGAAATTCCTTTTGAATTTGCCCAGTTAAGAGCCAATGATTAAATGGTAGTGTACATAGTCGAATGCCAGCCTCATACAATGGCCTAAATGACTCTATCCATAGGTCTAGATTTTCTTGAGTAGGTCTAACTGATATATTATTAAATGTTGCAGATGCAGTAATACCTGTCTTGTCTTGAATAAATTTTGCCATATCAATCATGTATTGCGCAGAATCATCTGCAACAAACACATCACCCATTGCATCTTGCGTAAATGGAGTAATTCTACAAGTAAAATATAGATCTGAGATATAGTCTTTATAGGTATCGCAGAACTGAACGAATTCTATAAATTGTGTCTCAGATAATTTAGGGTTAATTGGTATACTAAATATCTTCGCCATCAATCTTTTCATTATTACCTGCTAATAATTTCAGCAGCTCAGTGTTTTCAAACAAGCCAGTAAAGTTGCTATTTAACAAATTAGTATTTGTACTAATTGCTTCTTCTAGTTTATTAATACCAGATGTTAACTTTTTAGAATTAAGTAAAGCTGAACCAATTGTAAAAGCTTGATCGTTTGGTGTCATCATTGCAATTGAATCAAGGTTACCTGCTCCAATGCGACCAGTCGTTACCATATCGACGCTAGCCTGCTTTGCCATACGATAAATCCAATATTCTCTTTCTAACTCTTCGTCATGTTGAGTATACTTTTGCAAGTCCTCAGCGGTTGGCACAATTTCTACCACTAATTTAGAAAATTGATCAAGTTCTTCTTCAACGATTCTCAGCTTTTTTGCATATACTGATAAATCATAATTATATTGATCGATATCTAATAAGATTAATTCCTTTTCAAGATCACGGCTTTCATTTTCTAAATCGCGCTGCTTAATCTTAATATTTACTTCTGTTTTCTTAGAATCACGAATTATTTGTTTTTTAGCAGCAAGCCGAGTTTCTATTTCAAGCAGGGCTTGCCTAACTCGACGATAATCTGTAACTTGTGAGTTTACTACAAAATACCGACTTTGAAAATCGCTCATGCTCCAGCCACCATGGCTTTCCGCTAATTGTAAAACATCGTTTTTATTCATATAGTTTTGTTTAATTTGTTTAGAATCCTTTACTGTAATCAACTGGTACAATACGTAGTCCTCTTTCATCCAGCAGACCCATTTCTTGAGCTTGATATACGGGCATCTCTACACCAAGTAGATCTTCTCTAAGAATATTTAGATCCCAAATAGTAGTAGCTGCATCAACTGAGGTAATCAAACTTTCTTCACCAGTTCTATCTTCTCTTCGATTGAATTCATCTACGATTCTACGTTTAGTAATCTTTTTCATTAGACTAAGTGTAACTGACCTTGTGTGATCGGTATGATAGACTTTAGTTTTAGAACCACCTTCTTCATCGGGTTCCAAACCTTCTACCACTGAATAGGCTTTACGATAATCTCTAGAGATACCATAGAACTTAGAACCGGTGATAGCTTCATCTTCGGTAATTTCTTCTTTACTAACATCTAGCGCAAGAAGTGCAGATTCTGCCTCAACCGTAACCGAGAAAATACCGTATGAATCAAGCCAACCAATCGAAGTCATTCCATTAATTTGAGGAACTGATTTATAAAATCTTACAATAAAATGTTTCATAGTTTTTGAATTTTAGTTATAAAAAATATTTATTAATATCCAACAAATACGGCAGATCCCGTAGCGCATGATCCTGAGGAACATCCATCGTGACCTTTTGGTGCAGTATCACTTCCCATAGCTACTGTCGTGTCAGTTAGATAATTTACTTTTTCTGTATCGTTATTTTGGCCAAGAGGACCTCCATCATATGCGCCAAGCATGTAACCCCAGTTCTGACCAATTTGCCAATTTTCTTCGCCATTATTTTTAGGTCTAGTAATTGTAGCAAGGTTTGAACCAGTTGCTTCGCTAAACTTAAAAAGATTAATACTGCCTGGATAAGAGCCGGTACTGCCATAGCCATGTCCATGTTTGCTAGATAGCCCCTTCGGCTGACCATCAGTTGCCCAGCTCATTCCACCAGTTGCCCATGTTTCTGTTACCCAAGTAAATGAAGAGCCTGCTCCTTGAGAGATCCAGGCTTTATATTCACCAAACAGTGCACCAAGTCCACCGCTAGTACCACCGGATAATGGCGATGCTGGAGCAGTGCCTGCTGAAAACATAATATCTGTTGTAAAGTTGTGCCTATCAACGGCAGTCGTACCGCCGCCAACAATGTATGCTGAAGTTAATGACGGAGTCATTAATGCTTCACAGTCACTTCGTGTACTCTTTAAATACCTAGCAGCATCTAGTGAAAACATGGTTTCGGTAGTCATACTCATAGATTCTACAATGGTACCCGATCCTCCAACCGATCCTGTACTAGGATAGATATAACTATTATAATCGCTAAATCCTCCACCGACATAACTACTATTATAGACAAGTTTATCACCTAAGTTAGTTGTCATGTCTGTCGCGTGGATTGTTTTATTTACGTTTCTCCATGGTGAGCTACTCTTATATCCACCATTCATATAGCCCTTTGTATAGATGCTCCTATACAGGAAGCTATTAGCAAAAGGATTAGTTGTTTGTGTATCACCAGTGGTAGTCCATGAACCGTCCCATAAGTATATTATGCCAGTTGGTGCAACAAACTGAGATCCTGTAGTTGGTGATGATGGAAATGAAAATGCCATAGTTAAAGTCCTCCTATAATTAATGCACTTGCTGATGCGCATGCACCGGACGAACAGCCATCATGACCTTTCGGTTGAGAGTCTGAGCCTAGTACAGTGTATACATCGGTAATTGAGTGCACCTTGTATGTGTTATTATTTTGAGCGCCATTATAGTGACCTATACAATATCCCCAGTTTTGACCAGTTTGATAGTTCTCCTCACCAGAATTATCAAAGTTTAAATCTGTTCTGATTTGAGCGCCAGTTGTATCATCTAATTTGTATGCACCAGTTACGATATTACCGCCATTCTTAACATAGGCATGACCGTGTTTTGTTGGTAGAGCTTTACCCCAACCATCAGTTGCAACAGTTGTTCCACCGGATGCCCAAGTTTCTGTGGCAAAAGTAAAGTTTCCACCTGATCCAGTTTTCCAAATCCAACCTTTAAACTCCCCTTGCCAAGCTGCTACGTTACCATATGCGTCGCCGACAGTTGGTCCAGCTGGAGCAGATCCTAGTACATACATTATTTCAGTAACATAGTTATGTTTATCAGTAGCAGTCGATCCACCCGCAGTAATGTAAGCCATAGTTAGAGTTGAATTCAGTATACAGCCGACATCGTCTCGGGTAGTTTTAGTATTCCAATTAGAATCATGTGTACGTTTTACTTCACTACTCATATTAAAAGAAGACGTATGTGTACTGGCTCCAGAAAATGAATCTTGAAGTCCATAAATGTATGCATAATAATCACTATAACCGCCGTCTACATACGCGCCACCATAATCTAAATGATCACCCAAATTTGTAGTAATATCAGTAGAGTGTACTGTTCGATTAGCATTCTTCCATGGTGATGCATTCTTATAACCACCAAACATATAGCCTCTAGTATAGATTGATCTAAACTTAAATGGCTTTTCCACAAATGGATTAGGTGAAGTTGTGTCACCTTTAGTTGTCCAAGAACCATCCCAGATATAAAGTCTACCAGTTGATGCTGGAAATTGATCGCCTAATGCTGGAGAAGAAGGAAAGTCTATTGCCATCTTATAGATTATCAAGTTTTTTAGTTAGGCTATTTACCATATCTGTTAGTGCATTAATCTGAGCTTGTTGCTCCTTAATTGTTTCAACTAAAACCGCAGTTACTCTAGAATAAGATACTGTCTTGATTCCTTCGCCTGTTTCTGTAACTAGATCTGGGATAATTGCCTCAACTTCTTGTGCAATAAAACCAACTTCTTTCATATTTGGTGTGGTTTTCTTATTAAAAGATACACCATTCAGCTTCATTATTTTATCCAAAGAATTCTCAAGTGGAAGAATGTTTTCTTTCAGCGAGATATCTGAAGTCTCAGTAAGAACACCTTGAATAAGAGTGTTACCTACCACAGTAAGAGTTTGTCTAACTGTTACATCGCCATTAATTGAACCACCGGCTTTGGAATAGTAAAGCGACATATCAGGAACTGGTGTAGCATCAACCCAAGCACTACCGTAATATACTTTAAGTTTACCGGTATCGGATTCCCACCATAATTTACCAGCGGCTCCTGCTGGAGGAGAGTCCTGAATAGTAACGGCGGCTCCACCAAGACCCAAGTCATTTGTAAATTGAGATAAGGCAGTAGGTCTTCCTGAAACGTTTGTCCAAGCAACAGAACCAGCAGAAGCAGCATAGTTTACTGAGAAATTTGATGGATTGTAAACATACATGTTTGTACCATCGGTTCCACCCCATAACCAAGTAGGCTGTCCACTTTGTCCAGACCAATAGAAATTTATATCCCCGCCGCTTGCATTTCTAGGATAGGCTCGGCCCGAAGATGTAATATAAGCAGAGTCGTTTGTAAATCTAGAAATGTTCATGTTAAACAAATCAGTAGCGTAGTCTGCTCTATACGCGGTGTTTACCAATACAGCAGTAGAATCTGTTCTACCAACTGCCCATCCTCCTAGGTGCAAATATGCACCATAATCATTTTCAACCATTTGATCAACACCACTAATACTAGTAAGTGTTAATCTTCCAGTCATTGTATCGCCAGATGCATTTATAAATCTTGAGTCAGACTCAGATTCTGTGTAATATCGGTCATCGTGGTTATGCGAAGCTGCTGCATATAGTCCAGCATGGTTACCCCAACCGTATGCGGTATTCCAATTAGACGAGCTTGCAATTTTATTATCAGCAATCGATACACCTACCCATCTACCAGAAGAATCGATTACTTGGGTCGTATCATACACTCCAGGTATTGATCCATATTCAATTACACCAACATAATATCCATCACTTGAGTTAACATGTCCATCATATGCATTAAGGTGTCGAGATTGTAAAAAACCACCAGTTAAGTTATCGCCATCTGCTCCAAATCTCTGGCCTCCTCCTACATATTTACCATTAATAGTTGGATTATTGTCTGCATACGACCAAGCGGGTCCGTCTCCATCTGGATTAATAGGTACATAAACTCCATCATGATTGTGAGAGGGTAATGATGTTAAGAATCCGCCATAGTTACCTAAGTCGTTTGTAAACTGCGACAAAGCAGTTGGCCTACCAGTTACTCCTGTCCATGCTACGTTAGTAGCAGTTGCGGCGTTACCGCTAATGTTTGTTTGGTCTCCTGTGTTTGTACCAGAAGAACTTCCACTAAAGTTAGTAGCACTTATTTGACCATATACTTGAACATTATAGTTATTATCCATTCTTAATCCCCAGTTACCGCCAGAATTTAAGAAACCAATTTCATTGGATGTATTAGCATAAACATAACCTCTTATTGAACTTACGTGACCGCCTGTATAAAATCTAATTGCAGACACACTAGTCGTAGATGAAGCATCCCAATAACCATTTGTGTTTGACGACCAGTGTTGAGTTGTTACCTGGTTATAGAGACCTTCATTGCTGTTATTATTTCGGAACCAACTATTATTGTAAATATTCGTAAAGGTTGGTGCAGATGAAGTTAGGAGAGCTTGGTTTAGATAACTAGATAACCAAGTTCCTCTAGTTCCAAAGTAGATATCACCCTCTGCGCCAAAATTACCGTTTGTCCAAGTTCCAGAGTTAGCTGAATAAAATCTGTAAGTTTGACCTCCTAAGTAGAGAGAATCATCAAATCTAGCCGAACCTCCACTATAAACCATTTTATTTCCATGTACTCTTAGGTAAGTAGCATCTTCCATGAACCAACCGCCGCCCCAACCAAATGCAAGTTTTTCATCCCTAAGTACAGTAGCAGTTCCACGACCAAACACAAGCGCATCGTTGGCTCCTAATAGTTGAATTGATCCATTTACAAATAGTCTATTATTAGTTGGTGATGTTTGATCGGCGGCTGTATAAGAAAAGTCAGTTGTTCCAAATCCAACCCGGCCGTCTTGACCTACATAGATTGCATTTGTTCCAAACTTACCAATTTGTACAATATTGTTTGCAAATACTTCGAGTACAGGTAAACCTGCAAGGGTATTTACGCTATATAGTGAATCGGTTAGATCATCAGTTACAGTAAATAATCGACCGTTAACTCCATTTACTGCAAATAATTCTTGTCCACTTGTTACTCCGCTAATTGCTAACGGTCCAGTCATTGTATCTCCGCTTACATTAACGTAAAGTGAGTCTGCTGTGCCTTGTGATATTCCTCCACTTGGAAGAGTAACCGAGTTACCTCCGCTAATTGTAAGGGTCGATCCGCTAATACTTAGAGTTTGGCCGTCAGTATTTGTATCTGTATCAATATCATTAAATGTAGCAGTTAAGGTTGAACCGTCACCTTGAGTTAAGGTTAATGTTTTTGTACCAGTGCCACTAAATGAAATTGCAGTAGGTCTCTTATTATAAGCAGCATCCCAATTTGATTTGTTATAACCTGTAATTGCAGTTGCACCACTAAAGAAATTATTAACCTCACTTTCAGTGTAATATCTGTCATCATGGTTATGGCTCGGCAAAGACGTTAAGTAACCTTGAGAAGTTACCCAAGGTCTAGTTGCTAAAATATCGCCATTCCAAGTAGCAGTACCTTGAGTACTTAATCGAATTTCACCACTTCCATTGTGTTGAATATAGATTGCGCCGCTATTAGTATGAATACCACCGACATCAGTTGCTCCTCTAAATGCATGAATTAACCAGGTTCCCTCTGGGTTATCTACAACAATACTTTCATTTGACGCTGGGGCTTTTGAAATTCCTAATCTAGCATTAATTTGCAAATTACCAGTCATAGTATCACCAGTAGTATTAACCCATACATCAGATACAGAGGTTAAGTAACCTTGACTTTGTACCCATGATTGAGTTGCAAGTAAATTACCTGCCGCATATGGAACATATTTAAAATATGCAACATTGGCCGTTGTTATTTCAAGAGCAACCGATGTAGGTTCATAGATATCGCCATATGCAATTTTAAAGCTATCTGTATTATTGTTATTGGTCATTCCCATTGACCACATCGGAACTCCAGTATAGTCCCATGCAGTACCCTGAAAAACATTCATTCCAGTAGTAAACATTAGGGTTGCTTGATTACCAGAAGCTTGTCGATTAATGAATACTCTCGCAGTTCCAGTTTTAGCACTAACATATAATTCTGGATTAGATCCAGCTAATTGAATTTGCGCTGGGTTAGCACTAATTGGAGAAATGTAGAGATTTCCTGTCATTTCATCTCCACTTATATTCACATAGAGAGAATCAGCGGTTCCTTGTGAAATACCTCCACTTGGAAGAGTAACTGAGTTACCTCCACTAATTGAAAGTGTACTTCCACTTAAACTTAGGGTTTGTTGATCTGTATCGGTATCAATATCTGTCCAACTTGCAGTTACCGTACCTCCATCTCTTTGGGTAAGAGTAAGAGTTTTTGTAGTTGTTCCACTAACTGCAGCTGAAGTTATTACATCATTATATGCAGAAGTCCAGTTATTAATATTAGTTTGTGAAAAATGTCCACTGTGCCAAACCTTATACCATGTACTATTCCAAGCAGAATCAATACCATTTCTTAATCGTAATCCTGGAATACCGCTTGCGTTAAGTCCAGTTTCATTAATAAATGCAAGTTGGTAAGAAGAATCTCCAGTACTTCCAGAGGTTCCGTCCCATGGACTAAATGTCATTACTCCAGCATAGTTACCTACGCCATCTGCTGTGCCAGCTGTTACAAAATCCCAGGCAACTGAACGGTTATTCCAGTTTGGACGCCTATCGCTTAGGTCTCTTGGACCATCTGGGAAACTAATCCATTTAGCCTCATCTGCATAACCGGCTGTACTGGCAGAACCGGCACTAGTTGCATAGTTTACCGAGAAATTTGATGGATTGTAAACATACATATTTGTACCATCCGTACCACCCCATAACCAGGTTGGCTGACCACTTTGTCCACTCCATATGAAATTAATATCACTACCATCGCTTCTTCTAGGATAGGCTCTACCGCTTGAAGTAATATAACCTGGACCATTGGTTAATTGGTTAAGGTTAGTTAGGTTTCCAGCATGCCATACAGTATTTCCATTGATTTGTGCATAATCGCCTCCTATTAAAAAATCTGGTATTCCAGTAAGTGCATTTCCACTTACATCAATTCTTAATGTATCTGGACTACCTTCATTATAAACAATACCATATCCAGTATTACTTGCATCATATTGCCAAATTGCAATATTTCCACTTGTACTTGGTCCATATAATCCAGTTGTAATTGCTTTTGCTAAAGTTAGGGTAGTTGAAGTGGTTGCACCACGACCAGTTACCGAAGCAAGGGTATCAGTTTCAGTATAGCTAGTAATAAATGCAGGAGCGCCTGTAATCTTACTCCATGCTAATGATGTAATCCATGCAGGATTTGCATATGATCCAGTTGTATAAACTCCATTTGTTACAGTTCCAGCATTACCAGTAACTGATATTCCCCATGTTCCATCTTCCCAAACATAATTGTAACCACTTCCAGTTTTAAGTCTACCATCAGTTGCTAAATAAAATCTAATATTTCCAGACTGGGTAAATTTAATTTCTTCATCTAAATCATCTTGTGTACCAATTTCAAGATAAGATCCGCCGGCTTGATTTCCAGTAGAAACAAATCTAATAAATGCGGCATCCGTATTTAATCCCCAAGAAAGTCCTAATCCAGAAGTTGTGCCAAATGAAAGATTACCAGTCATAGTATCACCACTCTTAGAAACTTTTCCAGCAATTGAGTTGGTAACCGTTGTTGCAAAGTTAGCATCATCTCCAAGAGCAGCTGCTAATTCGTCTAAGGTATTTAGTGCACCAGGTGCTCCATTAATTAAGTTATTAATTTGAGTTGTGACATAGGTTTGAGTTGCGTATCCAGATAGAGAAGCAGAAGTAATATAACCTGGTCCATTTGTTAATTGATTCAAGTTAGTTAGGTTTCCTTCATGCCAAATTCTATATTTAACTGGGCCCATTGACCAACCTCCAACAAAAAGATCATTAGTTGAACCGTCTAGTCCAAAGTGAACTGCATAATCTCCTGAAATATGGAAAGTTTGAAAAGCATCTCGGTTAACATCGGCTTGATAAATTTGTAATGTAGTAGCTGATCCAACGGTATCTCCAGTTGCACCCTGCTGGGTATAAATTCTAAAAATATTATTAGTGTAATTAACTTCATCATCGCTTCTTAAAAAAGAACCTGAGCTTAATCCATCTAATAGGTCTGCGTCTAATCCTGAACCGGCTCCATCATTTCCTGCATGCCAAGGAGTATAACCTAATGCAGCAGTTACCATTCCCGAGGTAATGCCTGTAATATAACCTGGACCATTGGTTAATTGGTTAAGGTTAGTTATAGTATTAACAATATTTAGGTTACCTGAAGAAGTAGAAACACTAATTCCGGCACCAGCCGTTGCGCTTAGCAAACCCGTATTGACAATGTTTAAGTTACCAGAAGCAGTCGAAACACTAATACCTGAACCTGCAGTTCCGCTAAGAAGGCCAGTATTAACAATATTTAGGTTACCAGAAGAAGTAGAGACACTAATACCTGAACCGGCTGTACCGCTTAGTAATCCAGTATTAACAATATTTAAGTTACCAGATGAGGTAGAAACGCTAATACCTGAACCGGCTGTTCCACTTAATAAACCAGTATTTGTTACGGTAACTGCGCCAGTTGTCGTGTTTACTGAGATTCCTGTGCCAGCGCTAACTGAGGAAACTCCAGCTGTAATTGTCCAGCTACGGTTTGCTGATAAATCATAGGTAACTCCATTAATTGTAATGGTTCTAGCATTTGTAACTGGAGTATAACCAAGTGCATTAATTACATCGGCTGAGGTAATTCCAGTTAAGTAGGTATTTGAATCGAGCGCCCATGTATTAGCACCAGTTCTTTTTAAGAATCCAGTTGTTGCCAATGCCGCAATTGCAGTTAGGTCAGCATCAAGCGGTTGATATGTAGTACCAGCAGTTCCAGTTGTTAAGTAGGTACTTGAATCAACTGAACCATCTGCTTTTAAGAATTGACTTGAGGTTCCACCATCTTTAATAAAGGATCTACCTGTAATATCATTTGCTCTAAGATCGGCATAGGCAAATGACGCATGTGAAGTATCAATAAATGGAGATGCGTCTGGTTCTGGCACATAACCTTTAAAGAATTTCCAAACATTATCAGTTGCATCTCTAAATAAACCTGCATGAGCATAGGATCCATCATTGTAACCTGCAGCAAAACCAAGATCTGGATTTGCATTTGATTTAGCTCTTGCTGTACCGCCTGAACTATAAGATCCAGTTGCACTATTTGCAATGGTAAATGAGTTGGTTGAAACGGCAGTAATTGTTTGATTTGATAAGTTATATGCACTAGGCGTAACCCCAGTGATTGTAACTGACATTCCAGCAATATAATTATGGGTTTCCTCCGTTGTATAAACTACAGTTGAACCATTTCCTACTGCATTGGTTATTGTTGTTTGAACACCATTGTTCAGATAAATCATGTTATCTGATACGCTCAAATTTTGAGCATTAACTGTTGTAGTAGTTCCACCAATAATAAGGTTTCCTACGACATTAATATTGCCACCTACATATAAATTCTTTGCAATACCAACTCCACCCGCTGTAACAATTGTTCCAGTAGTAGTTGAAGTGGCTTGAGTTGTTCCAGAAAAAGTTTTAATTCCAGAAATAGTTTCATTACCTGAAGTATGAACAACATTTGCATCATTGGCTGGAGTAAAACCTAACCAACCTGCAATTGTTTTATTAACCCATAGGGTTCCATCATATCCTAAAATATGTCCATTTACTGGAACAGTTGTAATTAAGTCGACATCGTGTATTTCTTTTAATTCAAAACCATTCTGAACCTTTACAAAGATTTCTCCATTATTTGCATTTTTACGAGTTACGATACCAATAAAAACAAGGTGTCTTGGGGCATAGGGTTTATTTAGTAAACCATAAATAAGATTACCATTATCGCCTAACCAAACTGGATCACCTTCTGTACCAGCTAGGGAAGTATCTAATCCTGCTAATAAACCCTCAGTAACTACATTGGCCATTCCATTGGTTGCAACCGTTGCATCTAGGAGACCCATAGTTTTTGATGAAGTTGCTTCGCTTCCATTTGACGCAAGTCCAACAATCATATTAGTTCCATCTGCACTTGTTACATAAACTGCTTGGCCTTTATTAATTGCAACTCCAGCTTTAACTCCATGTTGAACTCTTGAAACATAATTAACCGTATCGATAGTCCAAGTACGATCTGCCGTTAAATTTTGAGTTACACCATTAATCGTAAGATTTCTGGTATTAGGAACTGGGGTATAACCCAAAGCAGTAGTTACCTGGCCTGAAGTAATTCCAGTTAAATAATTTGGAGTCCAGTTAACCCATTGTGATCCATTAAATTGTAATAATTGACCATTTACCGCAGATGAAATTGTAACATCTGTTAAACTGTCTAGGTTAGTAGGAATTGAAATATTAGTTGCAGATACTGCAGTAATTAAACCTTTAGCATTAACTGTGATTACAGGCACAGCTGACGCTGAACCAAATGTTCCAACGTTTGAGTTGACTGTAGCTAAGGCTAATCCAATTGTTCCATTTGAAGTTAGTGGAGAGTTTGCAATTACAAAATCGCTTCCAGTAATTCCAACTGAAGTTAAGGGTGGAGTAACTGTATTGTAACCAATCGTCCACCAATAAGTTGTACCATCATAGTAAACGCCTAAGACATCAGTTGCATTTGCGGCAGATGACGCTGTATATGTTCCACCTCCAACAATAGTACTTCCACCAGGTAAAGTTAGGGTGCGACCGCCGACTGCATCCTGTTTAACTAAGATTAAACCAGTATCGCCAGTTTCCATGTTAGAAATTACTAGAGTTCTAGCTCCAGCAAGTGTTACCTTTGCATTTGCACCAGAGTTAAAGTCCCAAGCGACAGCTGCGCCATCAGTCAGGGTTTGCTGAGCCATTGTAACCTTACCATTAACTTTAAGATTACCGGCAACTGTAAATTTTTTAGTCGCCTGTAGAGTTAATGTAAGATTACCATTATCATCATGCTGTAGATACGGTTTATTGGAGGTAGTATTTCCTATAAATTCTAATAAACCGGATGCGGGAGTTATCTTGACCGTTTGCGCCACGTATGTAATAGACTATTTGAATTATTTATTCATGTCTATCTCAATTTGCAATGGTTTAACATCTTTACGTTCAGCTTGTACTAAATAAAAAAAGTTTGGCTTATGTGAGCCTGCTACTTCAAAATAAGTATCAGTAATGTTTTTGACCCAAAGCGATTGAGATTTACCGAATGGTGTAATTGTTACTGTTATTGAGTCCTTATTTGCTAGGCTCTCCCAGTATTCTGGAAAAAAGATACGTTTTTCTTCACTCCTTCCTCTAAGATAGATTCCATGTTCAGGACCCTCTAAGTTACCATGAGCAAGTTTAAAGCCTGGCTTGGTTGGATGGTCAATAACGAACTGTTTTGTAACAGCTGAAAAATTACCATTGTGATTAATATCTCCAGACGTTTCGTTATACGTCATGTGCGTACTAATATTAACTTGTTTTAATTTAACTTGAGCCATTTACGAGTTTGTATCTTTTCTATAGATATTTATACTCCGCGTTTTGACTTTGGATAATAAAAAAGCCTCCATAAGGGAGGCTTTTATTAAATATTAAAAATTAGCAAAATTAGCTTACTCTATAAGTAATTTCAATTTCATCAGAAGTTTCAATTACATAAGGTAATCCAGTTATACGAACTGTTGTATTGTTACCTTGTGGCCATACCCAGTTAGTGGTTTTCTTTAGAGCAACTCCATTAAGCGTAACTGAAAAGATTTCAGCAGCAGCGTTTGATAAGGTAATATCAACATTTCCTGGAGTTCCAGCGGTTAAACCGGTTGCCTGTTGAACATTTAGTGCATTATTGCTAATAGTTACAGCTAAGGTATCAGTTGTACCTGCTACAATATTAGTTCTAGTAAAAGTTAAACCTGCACCAGATTGAAAATCAAGTGTATCTGTATCTAAATCCAAACTTGCAGCAACTCCACCTTCAACTGAAATTCCCAATTGACTGGCAGCTCCGATTAGGGTTTTAAGATTAGCAAATGTAATTTTCTGGTTAACTGCGCCAGATGAACTAATTGCAATAAAGTCAGCATCTGCGATTGTTGTAACGGTTGCTAATTCAGAAAGATCTAAATTAATGGTTAATGTTCCAGAACTATATGTAGTATCAATTCCATTTGTTCCACCGGCAATTGTTAAAGTTGAACCTAATGCAACGGTACCTGATCCAATATCGCCAGCGAATCCGTGCGTGCTATTTGCAAGCATCGCATTAGTTACTCCGCCATTTTTAATGTATAAAGCATCTGCACCATCAATTCCAATTGAAGAGTTATCGTAATTTACATTAAATTTAGTACCAGTTCTGGTTAAACCTACGCCAGCTTCAGCAACACCTGCTGCAGAAAATTGAGTAAATTCAAGTTGAGCATTACCTGCTCCGTTATTAGTAGGTTCCCATAAACCAGCTGCTCCAGTATCAGAAATTGCTCCATTTGGAGAACTTAATACCCAACCTGTGTCAGCATAAACATCTCCTTGCTCAACAAAGGTAAATAATCCGCCAGAAACTTCTCCTCCATCTGGAGTTTTGTTATCAGCATCCTCTGATCTAGTCAATTGACCTCCTTGATATACATAAATACCATTTACTTTTTGACGGCCAGCTAAGGCTAATGCAATTAAGACACGATCACCATCGTTAATTGTTACATTGTCTAAAATTAAATTGGTAATTGACGCACCTGTTGAAATTATAGTAAACATATCTTGATCATCAACAGTTAAACCATTTACCGCATTGTCAACTAGGATAGCTGGTGTACCGCCTGCTGCAGGTGTACCTGCACGATAAATTGCAGTTACCGATTTTTTTATATCTAATCCAGTTGCAACTGAATCAACATATTCTTTATTTGCAGCTTGAGTTGGTGCAACTGGCGGCGAGCTGATTATTAAGTTTGCAGCAGGTGTGGTAATCGTACCAGTCGTTAGTGTAACTGAACCAGTTGAGCCACTCAGTTTGTCTAATGAAACTGAAGTATCTTGTAGTTGTTTACCTTTAATTAATGCCATTGTTTATGGAGTCTTTTTATTTAAGTTATTTATTTGTTGAGCATTAGATAAATTGGAATGACCATAGGGCGCCAGCATTTTCAAAACTTCCTGTTCCAGAAACCCGTTGAATTCCAATCGCCCAACTTTCATAGATAGGGTTGCCTGGGCTAGCTATAGTTTTATACGTAATTGTGTAGGTGCCGCTTACAGATTGTCCAACTTGTTGGGCAACTATAGTACTTCCAATTTGTAATGAAGTAATAAATGTTGAAATATTTCCGATATTTGAACCTTGTGCATTTAGAGCCTGTGCATTAAATTGAATTGCGCTTAGATTTGGATTTTCATAAGTTCCAGGGTTACCTCCTCCAACTAGATTAAACTCTTCAATGGCTTGAGAATTACCATCTCTCCAATAATATGTTGTGCTTGGAAGTGTAGGTTGAGCAAGCGTAACAGT